TGGCCAAAGCCAAATTGCAGATTGACGCCCGCAAGTGGACGGCGGCCAAGCTGGCGCCGAAAAAGTACGGCGACAAAATCGACCTTTCCGGAGATATGCGCGTACAGGTGGAAACCCGTTCGCTGGAAGACATCTTCAAATAGTTTCAGGCTGCCTTTGGGCGGCTTTTTATTTTCAGGCTGCCATGGCGAATCCCTACTTCAAACCGCTGATACAGAAAGCGCGCTACAAGGTGCTTTACGGCGGGCGGGGTAGCGGCAAGTCTTATTTTCTCGCCGAGCTGGCGGTGGAAGTGGCGCGGCGCATCGGCACGGTGATTCTGTGCGCGCGCGAGTTTCAAGGTTCGCTGGACGATTCGGTGTACCAGCTGCTTACCGAAACCATCGAACGGCTGGGCTACACGCAGGAGTTTGAAATCCTGAAATCGACCATCCGCCACCAAGGAACGGGCGCCAAGTTCGTGTTTTACGGCGTGAAGAACAACATCACAAAAATCAAGTCGATTCAGGGCGTGGGCATCTGCTGGGTGGAAGAAGCCGAAGCAGTAACGAAGAATTCATGGGATGTATTGATACCGTCCATCCGTGGCGATAAGAACGCGGAAATATGGGTCAGTTTCAACCCGAAAAACATTTTGGACGACACCTATCAGCGGTTCATCGTCCACCCTCCCAAAGACAGCATTGTCTTAAAGGCCAATTACGACATCAATCCGCATTTTGCCGATACGCCGCTACTGGCCGATATGCTCGAATGCAAAGAGCGGGACGAGGACCTCTACCGTCATATTTGGCTGGGCGAGCCGGTGGCCGATAGCGAACTGGCGATTATTAAGCCAAGCTGGATTGAAGCCGCTATTAATGCGCATGAAAAACTGGGCTTCTCAGCCGCAGGCCGGCGCATTCTTGGGTTTGACGTGGCCGATGAAGGCGATGATGCCAACGCCACCGTATTGCGGCACGGCTCGGTCGTAACCGACATGCAGCAATGGCGCGGCCAAGACGTGATTTATTCCGCCGACAAGGTTTACCTGTACGCCCAAGAGCAGGATATTGACCGCATTGTGTATGACAACATCGGCGTGGGCGCTGGTGTGAAAGCGCAGTTCCGGCGTAAGAACGGCAAGGGGCAGACGCTTGGCTTCAATGCCGGCGGCGCAGTGTACAAGCCTGATGCCAAATACACCGACGACAAGAAAAACCGTGACATGTTCGCCAACATCAAGGCGCAGGCATGGTGGATGGTGCGCGACCGCTTCTACAAGACGTGGCGTGCCGTCCATCACGGGGATAGTTACCCCGAAGACCAACTTATCAGCCTTTCAAGCAGCCTGCACGAATTGGAATACCTGACTGCCGAACTGAGCCGCCCGCAGGTAGATTACGACCAAAACGGGCGCGTGAAGGTGGAGAGCAAGAAAGACATGAAAAAGCGCGGTATCCCCAGCCCGAACCGGGCGGATGCGCTGGTCATGGCCTTCGCCCCCGTACAGGGTGGGCTGAACATCAACCCCAAGATATTGAGCGGACTATGAGCAAAAAGAAAAAACACACAGACAAAGCCATGCGCCGCGCCCTGCAAAGGCTGCCTGAAAAGCAGCCTGCATCATACAGCTTGGATTTCCCAACCCTGCCGGATGGTGTGAAGCCCAACGGCCTGGCAATGGACAGCAGCCCCTTAGGAAACTTTGGGGCTGATTGTTTTTTCGGTACCGGCTTTATCGGCTATCCGCGCTTGGCCGAGTTGGCGCAGATTTCCGAATACCGCAGCGTGAGCGAAACTACCGCTAATGAAATGACCCGCCAATGGATAGAAATCAAATCCGTAGGCGAAGAAGACAACAGCGAGGCCATCAAGCAGATTGAGGAATGCTACGAACGGCTGAACGTGCGCGATGTGTTCCGCAAGGCCATCGAAACAGACGGTTTATTCGGGCGCGGTCAGATACTGGTGCAAATCAAAGACCACGACGGCAAACTCGCCAATCCGCTGCTCTTGACCGAAAAAACCATTGCCAAAGGCAGCCTAAAAGCCTTGGTGAATATCGAACCGATGTGGACGACCCCCGCGCCGTACAACGCCATCGACCCTACCCTGCCCGACTTCTACAAGCCGAAGGCATGGTATGTGATGGCACAGGAAATCCATGCCAGCCGACTGTTTACCCTGATTTCCCGCCCCGTGCCAGATATGCTCAAACCCGCCTACAACTTCGGCGGCGTGAGTATGACCCAGCTCATGATGCCCTATGTGGAACGCTGGCTGCGTACCGTGGATTCCGTCAGCGACCTGCTGCACAGCTTCTCCTTATCCGGTATCAAAACCGACATGAGCGCGATATTGAGCGGCAGCGACGACGGCGACACCAACATCATGCTCCGTGCCGAACTGTACAACCGTTTGCGCGACAATCGCGGCCTGATGCTGTTGAGCAAGGAGGAAGAAGAGTTCTTCCAGTTCAATACCCCACTATCCGGCTTGGATACGCTACTTGCCCAATCTCAGGAGCAAATGGCCGCACCCAGTCATACGCCGCTGGTGAAGCTGCTCGGCATCACGCCCAGCGGCCTGAATGCCAGCACGGAGGGCGAGATTGCCGTTTATTACGATCACATCCGCGCCATGCAGGAAAACCTGCTGCGCGACCCGTTGGATAAGCTACTTAAATTAGTGCAACTGCATCTGTTCGGCAAAGTGAACGACAACATCACGTTCGACTTCGTGCCGTTGCAACAGATGAGCGAAACCGAGCTTTCCACCATCCGCAAATCCGACACCGACCGCGATGTGGCCTACATTCAGGCCGGCGTGGTATCGGCAGAGGAAGTGCGCGGACGGTTGGCAAGCGAGCCGGACAGCGGCTACAACGGCATCGACGTGGAAGATGTGCCCGAAATGCCCGATGATGGCTTTTCAGACGGCCTGAATGACGGCGAAGGGGAAGAAGGCGGAGACCCCGCCGACCCAAAGCCTGAACCTGCCCAAGATGCCGAATGGGATGAAAGCAAGCATCCGCGTGCGGAGAATGGGCAATTCGGGGAGGGAGGCGACAATAGGCTACCTGAAGAGGCTCATTCGACCAAACAACCCTCTATTGCTGTTAAAAGAAACGAGCTGGGTACGTTTGAGCAGACAAAAGACCTGCGTAAGGCCGCTATGCAGTATGCGCGGGAAAACTTTGTCGGCAAAAGCTACACCAATCAGGATAGCGGCCATGAGATACAGGTTACCTGGCAGGGCATTAAACATGCCGCAGCTGGCGCGAATGCTGCCGAATTAACCATCATGGCGAAGCTGGACGAACTGCTTATTCATGCTAAGAAAGATGGCGAAGCCGTGCCTGATTACAAAGGACGTGTACACATTATTTCGGCACAGAAATATCAGGCAGTAGTAGATTTGGATGGAGAGAGTTTGAATATTGGGATTGTTACCTTGAAGAAGCATTCAGGCCATGAACATTATGACCATTTCATTATCAAGGACGAATGAAAAAACCCTTAATCCGGTACATCTGGGATAGCTTGGACACCAAGCATTTAACCCAGCCTTCAAATTAAGGGCTTACTAGTATTCTAATTTCTTTATCCGCCGAAAGCAAGCCATGAAGTTATCCGCCCCGTCCGATAAAGACATTATCCTGAAGCCGATACAGCCCAACCTAGGCGTAGAGGCCGCCTACCGCAAAAGCCTGAAAAAGCTGTTGCGTGAAATGCGCGCCGACGTGCAGGGCTTGCTTGAGTGGCACTACCCGAAAGGCATTGCCCAAGACAGCCTGACGGACGGCTTGCAGGCTGCTTTGTCCGCCCTGTTGCGTTATTGGCTGGCACGTTTGGACAAACTCGCCCCGCAAATCGCCGGGGCATTCGCCCAACAAAGAGCAAGGCAAAAAAGATATGCTGCGAAGACATCATTCCCCCCAGCCCTTGTATAGCGCTGTCATTACTGGTCTGGGAATTGCCGCTCAGGATAAGATTGAGATAAACACCGACAATAGCAG